GAAATTAATTATTTGCTGGACAAACACCGCACTGTTGATGGTGAGATTTTGGTCAACGATGAAGATAAAAGTGCAGATGAGTTGTTGGATGTTTTTGTTAAAACTATCTTGGTTAATTGGGAAAATGTTAAAGATTTAGAAGATAATAACATTCCTTTTTCTAAGGAAAAAGCCAAAGAGCTTTTAAAAGAAATGCCGGATTTATATGACCGCCTGAACAAAGAAGCTGCTAGGATTGAAAACTTTTCCAAAGAATTGATTGAAAGTAAAATAAAAAACTAATTAAAGTCCAAGAGTATGAGAGCGCTTTTGGACACAAAGAAGCCTTAATCAGAAAAGCGTTCACCCAATCGGGCGAAACCTTGCCTTACGAAATTTTAAATAAGCCTGCCTTAAAGCCAGGCTTTATTTTTTATTTAAACTCTTTCTATGATTTGGATAGTGAAAGATTCCACGGCGAAGGGCTAATGAGAATTCCTCATAGTAAAATGATATGGTACGCAAATTTATTAAATTTAACAGAAGACCAAACCGAAGAATTTTGCATAATAATTAGAGCTTTAGATAATTCGCATTTGGAAAAAATTAACGAAAAGAGAAGTTCGGAAATTAAAAATGTCAAAAAATCTAAATGATTTAGAAGCTTCTTTAAATAAACAACTTGAGATTATTCAGAAGAAAGCCAGCAAGAAAGCTATAGCCGCCGCTTTAGCTATTGTGCGAGAGCTTGCTTATGCCACGCCGGTCGACACCTCGACTGCTTTGTCAAACTGGGAAGTGACTTTAGGGTCTCCGACATCTTTTTCTAGGAGCGCTTATTTTTTTGGCGACAGAGGCTCGACATATCAGCGAAGCGCTGCGGCAACCTTCATCGCGGCTCAAATCAGCCTAAAAGAAAAAAGACCAGGCCAGACGATTTGGATAACAAATAACATAGAATACATTTCAGATTTGAACGAAGGCTCTTCCCCTCAAGAGCCCGCTGGGTTCTTTGAGAGGGCTATTGCTGTGGGCATAAAGGTTTTAGAAAATGGCTGAAACTTTATCTGTATCAATTGAGGATAAAATAAATCCCTCAATTCTTCAAAAATTAAAATCTATTGACACTATTGCAAAATCGGCTCAGTCCGCTGTTGATCGTCTTCAAAATTCTTTAAATTCTCTTTCAACTGGAAAATTAGATTTAATATCGAAAACTTTTAATTTGGCTTCGGATTCAATATCTAAACTTTCAGCCACTCAAAATCAATTATCACAAACCCAGGCCAAATTAACAGCCGCTCAAAACGCAAACATAAAATCTTCAGCTCAGGCAGTTTCCGCAACATCTGCCTTAACAGCCGCCAAAACGAATGCAATAAGTTCAGTTAAGAGTTTAACAAACGCATATAACCCTTTAAACATTTCTTTAGGCGATTTTATAAAAAAGGCTGTTGTTATCGGGGCTTTCACCTTCGGGGCTTCCGAAGTTTTAAAAGCAGCTGAAGCTTACACAAACATGCAAAACAAGTTGCAAAATGTTGCAACTTCTCAACTGCAAGTTAATCAATTGACAGAAAGGTTGTTCACTTTAGCGAATCAGACTAGGAGTGGAATTTTAGATTTAACTCAATCTTTTACCAGATTCGACAGAGCAATGGCGAATCTGGGTAGATCGCAAGAAGATACATTAAAACTGACAGAAACTATCACAAAAGCCTTAAAAGTTTCAGGGGCAACCGCAAAGGAAACTTCTTCAAGCTTGTTGCAACTTTCGCAAGCATTCAATAGCGGCAAACTTAACGGTGACGAATTCAGGTCTATAGCTGAAAACTTTCCAATTGCATTGGACGCAATCGCCAAATCTTTAAATGTTCCAGTTTCTCAACTCAAACAACTTTCAAAAGAAGGTAAGATTACAGTAGACGTGCTGATTCAGGCTTTTGATTTATTAGGAAAAGAAATAGATGCAAAATTTGCGAGGACTGTGCCCACAGTTGCAGATGCGTTCGTCGTTCTTAATAATTCCGTCACTAAGTTTATAGGTGAAATCGATAAATCTATAGGGGCGAGCGCTTTATTTGCAAAATCTATAATTTTTTTAGCTGATAACTTGGGAGTTGTTTCTGGCGTTTTTTCCGTGATTGGGGTTGCTGCCTTAGTGGCGTTCGGCCCCGCACTGATTGGCGCAATAGGGGCTGCATCAGGGGCTTTGGCGGCCTTCGGGGCACTCGTGCTTGCAAATCCTATCGGGCTAATAGCTGTGGGCGTAACTGCTGCGGTACTCGCTTTTGATTTCTTTTCAGACCAAATTAAAGTATCGTCTGACGGTTTAGTCACATTGAGGGATGTCGCAGGTACTGTTTGGGATTTTATAAAAGATGGCGTTTTTTCAGTAGGGAACTTGATAGGTAGCGTATTTTCCGACGTTCTTGATGTTGCGGGAACTTCCTTTTTTGATTTTGTAAATTCGGTTGCAAAATCTTACGAGCTGATTTCAGAATTAAGTAAAGATACAGCAAATTTTCTGTTTGCTGCTTTTAAGACCGCAATTGAAGGCGTTGCGTTTACATTTTCAACACTACCTTCAATAGTTGAAAAATACGGCTTTAAGCTTTTAAATTTTAATATTGGAATTGTCGAAAAATTTGTAAACTCCTGGCAGATAGGCTTGAGACTCGTTGCAGAAGCGGCAGCATCAATAGCCCCTGACGTTTCAAATTCAATAAACAGCGCTTTAAATAAAGTTACTTTAAAAATTCCAAAATTTAAAGAATCCGAAGCTGACATTGTAGGACAATTTAAAGAATTTGGAAGAGACGCGGCTCAAAATTTTGAAACCGACTTTGTTGCTAAAATTCAAAAAAATGCAAGAATACGAGCTTCCTTTAGACAAATAGGCAAAGATTTAGACGTTTCAAGTTTAAAAGTCAGATCAAACCCTTTCGACGGCGAGCTTGTTAAAAGGGATGGGGCGCTTAGAGAGGCTGGATTTGCGCAGCCGTTGGCAAAAGAAAAAGATAAAAAATCAACAACTTCTAAAAAATCAGCAATTTCTAAAATTTCAGGGGAGCAGAAATTTGAAGAATCTAGAGCTGAAAGTTTAAGAAAATTAAATTTAGAGCTTGATAATGAAACAAAAAGACTTACCATTTTGGGGCCTTTAAGAGAAGCTCAATTAAAATTTGATAAAATTGAAGAGTCCCTGGCTTCTAAAAAAGTTAGACTTTCAGACGGCACCATTGGTAGAATAACTTTAAATAAGCAAGAAGAAAAATCAATTTTAGATAAAATTCTTGCAAATCAAAAAGCAAACGATCTTCAGAAAAAAGTCGATTCTCTTTATGCTGAAGCTAACGGCCCCTTACAAGAATATAATTTAACTTTAGCGGCTTTAGATAAATTGCATCAAATGAATGCAATTTCTCAAAGTTTTTACAATGAGCAAGTCGAAAAAGCTAAAAACGAATACGATTTAATTATAGACCCCCTCAAAGGGTATAATGATCAGCTCGACTTGCAGCTTAAAAATTTAAAGACTTTAGGTAAAAACAAAGACGTTGAAATTCAGTTAAATGAAAAAATCCAAGAGCAGGCTAAAAATGGGATTGAAATAAGCAAAGATGAAATTGAGCAACTTAGAAAAAAGCTAATTTTAATAAAAGAAGCTACCGCGATTGCGCAAGCAGAGGAATCGCTTAGAGCTAATTCTTCTGTTGCGAAATTTAAAAATTTTTCTACAAACGCTGTCGCTGCTAACAATCTCAGCGCGTCTGGTGAATTTTCTCAAGGAGATAGAACTCAATTTGCAATTTCTGGTTTGCAAGACGCGGGGTTGCAAATTTCGGCTCTTCAGGAGCAAAAAGACGCTGAGTTTGAAATATACAAACAAAATCAAGCAAAGATAGATGAGCTGAGAAGGCTTAATTTTATTTCAGAAGACTCCCAACGGAAGATTTCATTTTTAAATTTTGTTCAATACCAGGATTCGCAGCTCAAGGCATACACTGAAGGTTTAGATTTAACAGCAGGGTTGGCTAAATCTAACAACACCACTCTTGCTCGGATCGGCAAAGCTGCTGCAATTTCAAGCGCGATAATTAACACTTACCTTGCAGCGACGAAAACTTTGGCAACAGTGCCTCAACCTTTCACATACCCTGCGGTGGCAGGTGTTATTGCTAGTGGTTTAGCCAACGTCCAGCAGATTCGATCCCAACCCACAGGGGGGTTCATGACAGGGGGTTTTACCGGCAATTTGCCCACGGGTTCTGTCGCTGGCGTTGTTCACGGTCAGGAGTTTGTTGTGAACGCTGCGGCGACGCGCCGAATTGGGGTTGCCAACTTGCAAGCGCTCCAAGATGGTAATTTATCTGTGGGCAATAGCTCAGGATCGGCCCCTACAATCATAATAAACAATTTGCCAGGTCAAGAGGCTCAAGTTCAAACAAGGCAAACCGATAGAGGGCAGGAAATAGAATTTACAATCAAAAAAGTTATTATAAATGACATTCAAAGAGGCGGGCAAATAAGAGACACTCTTGAGAATTTCATAGGCTCAACTTCAGTTTCGAGTGTTAGATAATGGTCAGTTCTATTGTGTTCCCTGAAACCTTAAGCTGCAACAATCTCAAGGTTTCCAGCAATATTTCTGATAACTTTTTAACAAAAAGATATATATTTGAACCTGAAGTTGGTTCACCTAGAGTCCGAAGATATTTTAGTTCTTCACCTAGAGTTTTTGATTTAAATTTTCATTTCGATAAATTCCAATTTTCAATTTTTTATAATTTTTATTATAATGTTATAAAGCAAGGTTTTTTAGAATTCGATATAAAATTGGTTGACGGAAATGAAAATTTGCCAGCGTGGTTTACCGTAAGACTTTTAGATCAATTTAAAACTGATGTGACATCTCAGAACGAATATAAAGTTTCTTTAAAAGTTTACACTTTGAAAGATTCTTTTGCTGTACGTCCACCTGAAGATTTTAATTTAAATCTTTTTTCTAGTTGCAAATCTAGCAATTCTTTAGTTTTTAGCATATCTTCAATATTAACTTTTAGGTCAAGTTCTAAATCTTTAAGTTATTTGAGTTTTGAAACCAACAATTTAAGTTTAGCTTTAAAATCACAATCTTTAGGTTTTGTTAGTTTAGTAATACTCTTAGACTTATATTCAGAAGTTCAATCTTTTAACAGCCAAATTAAACTTTTAGACAATTTGAATTTAAAAAGTTCTGCAATTTCAAACAACGGATTAGAATTTTGAAAAATGCCGCTACTTTCATACCCTGAAGAACTCCCAGGAGTTTCTAGCTTTTCATTCTCCCCTTTGGAAAATGTGATAAGAGATTCTTCCTCGGAAGACCCTATGGCATTTAGAAGCAAATCATCAAACATTGAAGGCAAAGCGTCTGTTTCTTTCAAATTTTTAGAAAACGATTACAACATTTTTTTAAAATTCTGCAAGA